CTACTATCTTTGCGCCGAACACTTGGGCGTGACCAAGGCCAAGCTGGCCAACCGCATCGTCAACGATCCTGAACTGGATGCCATCGCCAAGGACGAGCGGGGCAAGATGCTGGACAAGGCAGAGCGCAAATTGATGGAAGCGGTCGAGGATGGTCAGCAATGGGCCATCCAACTCATGCTCAAGACCCTGGGCCGGGATCGAGGCTATGTTGAGCGACAGGAAGTCCACTCTGTCAACCAGGTCCGCCTCGAAATAGTCGAAGAGATCGTTGACTCCTCCATCTCTGGAAAGTCAATGGAAATACCCATCACGGTCAACAGTAATCACTATTCGCCCCGCCTACCGGAGACCTTCAACGATGCCACCGAAACCGAAGGGGATATCGACGCAGACTCAGAAGCCGACTGATCTCAAGACGATCACCAAGACGATGCGCCTGCACAAGGTGCAGCATGAATTCCACCATTCCAATGCGCTATACCGAGCCTATTGCGGAGGGATAGGAAGTGGAAAGTCATATGTTGGAGCTTACGACATACTGAGAAAAGCTATGTCGGAGAAAGGCCGGAATCGCCTCTACATGGTGATCAGCCCGACCTACACGATCCTTCAAGATGCCACCATGCGAACCATCTACCAGCTGGCGGATGAGTTGGGCGTTACCAAGGAGAAGTGGAAGCAACCGCCTCGACTCGTCCTCAACAACGGTAGCGAAATCATCTTCCGTTCCGGTGACGATCCAGACAAGTTGCGCGGACCAAACCTTTCCGGCATCTGGATGGACGAAGCATCCTACATGAGCGAGGAAGTGTTTAACATCGCCATCGGTCGCCTTCGTGAGGGGGGAGAAATGGGATTTCTCACCGCAACCTTCACGCCCAAGGGAATGCAAAACTGGACATACAATGTCTTTGGAAAAGGTGACCGGGAGAACACAGAATTATTTCGATCAAAAACTTCACAGAATCCCTTCCTCGCTGGAGAGTTTGTGGGGGCTATCTCCAAGCAATACTCAGACAAGCAGGCATCACAGGAACTCGATGGAGATTTCGTAGACTCAGATGGTGCGGAATGGCCCAACTCCCACTTTGGAGAGCATATCTGGGTTGATGACTTCCCGAAGAACGAACACATTACCATCAGTACGCTGTCAATAGACCCATCCAAGGGAAAAGATGCCCGTCATGGTGACTATTCGGCAATCGTCAAGCTGGCGCGGGATCGGAGCAATGTCCTCTACTGTGATGCGGTCATGCTCAAGATGGATTCGGAGCAGATCATCAGCCGGTTTGCCAAGGAGGCAACCGACTTTGAGCCGGATGCCCTGGTAGTCGAAACCAACCAGTTCCAGCATTTGCTGGCGAAGCAGATCATGGTTGAGTGTGAAAGCCGGGGAACTGATATTCCAATTATCCAGCTTTACAATACCATCAACAAGGATGTGCGAATCAGAAGGATTGGACCCTATCTCGCCAATAGGAACATCCGATTCAGGAGATCAGAGGGTTCCCGCCTTCTTGTCGCGCAACTGCGTGAGTTTCCCCTTGGGAAATTCGATGACGGTCCAGATTCTTTGGAAATGGCGTTGAGGGCGATGATCGGTATTTGGAATAACCGGAAATCGGGGCGTGTTGCGCGGAGACTAATGGCATGAGCGTCTGGCAACAAATTATCGATTTCCTCATCCCTGGAAGGTCAAATGGGCGCGTCTCCCCTGAACATGGCAAGAAGGTGCGCCGACCCCTCCGAGAGAATGTTCTCACCAACGATTTCTGGCTTTCTTCTTACATTGATCTTCTGGATCGTTTTAGGGATGGTGGGGTATACAGCTACCCTATTTCAAACCCGCAAGACCGCATCTACGGATCAAACTATCCGTTCTGGTATTCCGAGCAGCAGCTTGGACTCTTCCGCGCCCAGGCACGATTGGTGGCTACCACTAATCCTAATGCCCAAGGATTACTCAACGGACTCTGCTCATATGTCATCGGGCCGGGGTTCAACTATCGGATCGGGCCTAAAGCAGGTACGGATGCCGAGGACTCGCTCGTCAATGCCGTCCAGGAAGTAGTCGAGAAATTCCGCAACGACAACGAATGGGATTTGCTTGAACAGGAAGTCTTCAGCCGATCCCGCACCGATGGCGAATGTTTCCTTCGTTTGTTTCCCCAGCCTTCTGGACGGTTATTGGTTCGCACCGTCGAGCCGGAACAGGTCATCCAGCCACCTGGAGAGGATTTCTCGCATTGGTCCTACGGGATCGAGACCGACCCGGATGATGTTTTTAACATCAAAAATTACCACATAAGCCACATTGCGCCCCGTGGGGAGGACAAGGAACACGACAAGACCCCGGAAACGCCGATGGGCGAAATCGTCAAGGCGCACAACATAGTTCACATCAAGTGCAATGTCCCCAAGTCAATCAAGCGGGGCGTTTCAGACTTCAGCTTTGAAACCCTGGAAACCTTCTCAATCGCGGCCAAGTTGCGCCGGAATCTGGGCGAAGGGGCATCGGTTCAATCCGCCATCGCTGCCGTGCGCCAACACGATACGGCAAGCATCCAGCAGGTCGAAACCTTCGTGGATGATGCTACAGACTATTCGGTAGCCAACACTCCATCTGGAAGGTCTACCGATTATCAGCGCATCGAGCCGGGGACATTCCTCGATATCCCCAAGGGCATGAACTATGTGAAACCGCCTGGGGCTGAATCGGCAACGGATCATCTCGACATTTTCCAGGCATTGCTGCGATCCGCTGGCAACCGCCACAACGCCCCAGAATGGCTTTCCAGCGCAAACATCTCCGGGGCCAACTACGCATCTAGCCTGACGGCAGAGTCGCCATTCCTCCGCAATTGCGTCCGGTTGCAGGCTTTCTATCGCCGCCACTTCTTGAGGATCATCACCAGGGTGATCCGCCATGCCGCCGAGATGGGTCGCTTGCCCATCAATGTCCTCGATCAGGTCGAAATCATCATCACGCCACCCGCGGTCGAAGCTAGGGACAAGATTGCCGATTCCCAGGCAGATCAGATTTATTACAACATCGGGGCCAAGTCTGTTCAGACCATCGCCCAGGAGCGAGGCCTCGATTTCGAGCAAGAGCAGCACAACATCCAGAAGATGCAAGAACTCATGCCAGACGAGCTTGCACCTGGGGAAACCGAGCAGCAGATTTCTGATTCTGCCCTCAACGGTCTCCAGATCGAAAACCTCACCGCCATTGTCATGCGGGTCGCCACAGGGCAGATTCCCGTGGATGTTGGCCGCGCCATCGCCCGCGCTGCCTTCCCCCTCATGGATGAGTCGCATATCAACGAGATTTTCCCAGAATCGCTGGAATCCTCGCAGAAGGTTCCGCCCCGCGCCGCTGGCGGGATGAATCCCGTGAAAGAGTTGCCTACCGGGGTGGATAAGGATTTGCAGAAACCGCCGGAACCGGAAGACCAGTTGGTGGCTGAATCCCTGCAAGAGGGCAAGTACGACAAGATCAACTTCACGCCACCGGCATCGGTTCGCGCCGCTGCCAAGCGGGGGCTGGAGTTGCGTAAAAAGTATGGCAGGGGTGGAACCGCTGTTGGCATCGCCCGCGCCCGTGACCTCTCCAATGGCAAGGAAATGTCGCCATCCACGATCAAGCGCATGACCTCCTTCTTTGCCCGCCATGAAGTGGACAAGAAAGGCGAAGGCTGGGGCAAGGATTCCAATGGCTATATCGCCTGGCTTTTGTGGGGCGGTGATGCCGGATGGTCTTGGGCCAAGAAGGTGGCCAACCAGATGGATGCCGCCGACAAGAAGGGCAAGTAATGGATTTAAGGACGCGCCGGTTCAATGCGGAATTGGCATCGCTTATTGGGATTCAACATATTGAAGTCCAATATTCGATCAACCGCATTGCACGGCAGACTATGGGGATCATTTCACGCAGACTGCGATTTTCATTGGTCGATGAAAACCTGAAGAATCCAAGGCATATTTCCTACAACATCGAGATCGGTTTCTCAGAATTCGCCTCCTTCGTGGAAAAGCGGATCGAATCACTCGCGACAATTTATCTGCGAAACATGGGTCGCATATTCACCGCCACCTTGGAAAAGTATTCCATGATGGAGGCGAAGCGAACCATCAACAAAACCCTGTTTCCTGGGGTTCCCAAGAGCGTCATCCTGAAGATCGTCGCCAACCAGCGTGTAGCCGATAGACTGCTCAAGAAAATGCAGAAGAGCGGGATGAACCCGTCCACGATGGCGGCGATTGTGTCACTTCAAACAGACACAATGAAAAGACAAAACTTGTTGGAACAATATTTCAGGGCCATGCGGAATAACGCATACACCATTGCCCGCACCTCGATGTCCGAGATGATAGGAAAAACTGGCAAGATTGCTTACGAATCCCTGCCCAAGGATTTGATCGGTTTCCAGATTCATGGCATCCTGGACGAGCGCATCCGGCCTGCCCATCGCGCCAGGAATGGAACGATCTATTACAAAAAACCCAGATACGACAATCCCGGTTTCGACCAGATGCCCAACCCGCCGCTGGAGGCGGATGGTTCGATGGCATACAACTGCCGTTGTTGGTTGACCCCGATAATGTCCCTGGATGCCAAGAAGTTTTTTGACTTCAAGGGGCGGATCATCCCCAACGCAAAAATTTTTAATGAGTGGTTTTCGACCAGTTCCAAGGACAGGCGGATCATGGCGGTTGGGGTTCGCAGGTACAATGCGGCTACGAAAAGACTGCGAAAAGGTGAAAAACTAGAGTGGGCGAGTATGCTTGACCCTGTCACCGGAATGCTTCTTGACGAAAAACAGCTGCTGGCCGAATCGCCACAAAAGCGGGCAGCTAGGATCAAAAAAGCAAAAAAGGTGATCGGGGGGACTTGACAGATTTCGTCAAGCGAAGATTATAGCGATATGCAAAGTACCCAATTATTGGTCGAAGAGTTGCAGGGCATTTTCCAGTTTGGAGCAATCCAGGCTGGGAAAAAGCTCACCGTTGACCGCGACAAGGGTATCATCAAGGGTGTGAAGATCATCGGGTTCAACTCCCAGAATGGTCGCCGGTATCTGCCGGATGCCCTGAAGGAAGCGGTTCCCCTGTATGAGGGGATCAAGGTCAACATTGATCATCCCGAGAAAGGCCCGACCCAGCAGAGGTCTAGCCATGACCGATTCGGGAAATTCATCAATGTCCGCTTCGTGGAGAGTGAGGGAATCTACGGCGATCTTCTCTACCTGAAGAATCATCCCCTGGCCGATTCGGTTTGCGAGGCGGCGGAAAGGGAAGAGATGAACGATGTATTCGGAATGAGCCACAACGCCCAGGGTGAGGGCACGGTGGACAAGAATGACATTTTTGTGGTTTCCAGGATCACCGAGGTTCGCCATGTCGATCTCGTTGCAGACCCGGCAACAACTAAATCGCTTACGGAATCGCAATCGCCAAGTGAGCAGGAAACAGAAGAAGCGGCGGGAAATCGAGTTCGTTACAAGAGCAAAAGACAGGCTGTTGGCGCGAAACGCAAATTCGTGAAAGCCAAGTCCAAGGGGGCTAAAAAGCCGACCGGGACTCTGAAGGAATCTGATGACGAATCTGAAGATGCCAAGGAAATGCATCAGATGATCATGCAGATTCTGACCAAGAACGACACGCCCGATGACAAGAAAGCGGATGAAATTGTTGCCATTTTAACTGGTGAAGCAGGGGATTATGACATGGAAGCGCAAGAGAGCGTCCAGGAAGAAACCAAGGCCGAAGAGTCTCCCGTGACCGAGGGGAGCTATGGCAAGGAAGACGAGAAGATGAAGGAAGGCGATTACGCCAAGATGTGCGAGAAGTGCGGCGCGAAGATGGAAGCGATGGGTGAGGAAGAACCCGAAGACGAGATGGGTGACGATGAATCCGATGAGGAAAAAGAGAAGAAAGCCATGAAGGAGTCCATCGATCCTTCAGCCGAACTCGCACACTACAAGACCAAGGATGCCATCCGTACTCTTTGCGAGTCCAACGGAGTCGAGTTTGAAGAGTCTCTGGTTCAAGACCTTGGTGGTCTTAGCCCGGAGTCCTTGGAGCGGCAGATCAAGCGGATTGCCGCTGCGAATCTCGCCGCGAAACCCAAATGCTCACCCACTCAGGCTACCTTCCAGGAGTCGAAAGAGGGTAGCAAGAAGTTTCCCGAAGGTGATTCCTTGTTCCGTTGGTTGGCAAACTAATTACGAAAGGGGTATAGACGATGGGAACTGCTTTTGGTGGATCGAAGCTGTACAAGCCAGCTTCCGATACCGTGATGAACCTGCCGAGCGTGGCATCCGTTGCCATCAGCGTTGGCGATCTGCTGTTCTGGGATACCACCAACAAGGTGCTGAAACCCTTTGACCAGTATGTGGCAACCGGCACGGTTAACACCGACCAAGCTGCCATCCGCGCCGTCTTCGCTGGAGTGGCCCTGCAAGGCAAGCTTGCCGCTGATACCTCTGGTGGTTACCCGGCTTTCAACGGCGAGGGCATCACCTTCACCCCCGATGCTCTTTACGAGGCTGATTGCGCCGCTGCGACCTTCGAGCCTGGCGATCTGGTTGCAGCTTCGGTGACCGCTGCTGCCGGTGCTGGGAATGTGGCCAACCAGACCCTGGTGGCCAGCAACACCACCAAGGTTCGCGTCAGGTTGATCGGGCGGTGGTCGCCCTACCACTACGCAGACTACAACAACACCACCTCCGTCTAACACGAACCAATAAGGGAGAACCAGAGCAATGAATGTGATCAAGCTTCGTGACCTGTTTGAGTCCCGCTCCAAGGAGACCAATGGTCGCTGGCGTTTCCTGACCGAAATGCGCCAGGGTCTTGGCCTTTGCGATAAGGACGGCAACGAGAACCGCGACTTCGCCGGGAATCTGGTGTTGAAGGATCGGGCCTTGCGCCCCGAAAACTTCAGCCTCCAGGAACTGGCCGAGGCGATCATCGGGCCTAGCTGGCGGCAGCTTTTCAGTTGGTGGTCTGGTCGAGGTCAAGATTCTGGAAGCTTTCCAGAACCCTGCCTTGATTGCCGACCGTCTGATGCCTGTTGAGTCCACGAAGCTCAACGGTCAGAAGGTGATCGGGGTGCAGAACATCGGTGACCGCGCCAAGAAACGCGCCCCCGGTGAGACCCACACCCGCGCCCAATTCGGTGAGAGGTGGATCACCACTCCCGAAACCCGTGAGAACGCTCTGGCTATCGATGTGTTGAAGGAGACCGTCTTCTTCGACCTCACCGGCCAGGTTCTCCAGATGGCTGCAAGCGTTGGCGAAGAACTCGCCTATCGCAAGGAGCTTGAGGTCATCGACACGGTTCT